GTTAATTGGCAGTCCAGTTCTAACCTGATTTACAGAATCTACCTGAAAGAAGTTAAAACCTCCAGGAGAAAGGTAAATAGGTTCAGTTGCATTTGTTGTCTTTAATCTAACTGCCTGTGATGCAGTCTGTGTTTGCCTTTCGGTTCCAATTTGGAGTTCTTGCCCACTGAAAGTTAAGTAACCACGGGCGTAGTCAGTAGAGCTGGTGTAGGTGTTATACAGCCGATACGTTTGGGCGGCGGTGCCGTTGCGTTGGGCAACTACACCGTCGGCATCGCTGTAAATATATGCTCTTGGATTCTCAAGGCCATCTCTTCCAAATACAAATGCACCAGTTTGTTTTAGGTGAAGGTTTTCCCCTCTTAAAGCAAATACCACATTTGAATTAGTATGGTTAGCAACGGTTCCGTTGGACCATGCAATGATTCCAGCATAAGTGGCGGCGCCAAAGGCTCCGCTATTAAATCGGAGGCAACTTTGGTTCGCCCCTGTATTTGTTGTAATTGCCCCGTTTGAGGCAATACTTGCCTGACTCGTCCCATCCACCTGCAAATCAAGCAGGGTTCCGGTGTTACCGCTATTACTATCAGCGTTAACTTTAAGTGCGGTATAAGTACCAGTAGGGCTGACCCAATCCAACTCAGTGTTTAGATCACCCGTACCTGCCAGCTGTCCAGCGTTGTTGTACTGGATGTTGCCGGTTGCTCCAGAGACCAGGCCGACGGTGCCGGTTTGGTCAGGGAAACTAATTGTGCGGTTGGCGGTTGGCGTGACCGATTGAATTGTGGTCGAGAAGCTGCCGCCACTGTCGAGGTTTAGATCACCCTTGACTGTTGCAGTGCCAGGGTCGGCATTGCTAACACCAACTGTCAGCTCGTTGGTGGTCTTGTTGAAGGTCAGGCCGGTGTCGCCGCCCGCACTGCCGTTGTCGTTGAACTGGACCTGAGTATCTGCACCAGCTACGCCGCCAGCTGGTGTAGTCCAAGTACCGTCTGCGCGGAGGAAATTCGTAGTGCCGCCACCACTGCCGCCAACCAATCCAGCATTTGTCGAGTCAAATACCGGCACTGTTGCGTCAGTGCCAGTGTCGGAAGTAACGGTACCCTGAGCAGGTGCAGCTGTATAGCCAAGATTGGTGGTGCCAACTGGAGCGTTCCAGCCACCGTCTGCGCGGAGATAGTTGGTTGTTCCACCGCCGCTGCCGCTTACTAGGCCAGCTTCAGTGCTAGTGAATTCCGGCAAAATTGCCGAAGTTCCGTTGCTCGAAGTAACGGTGCCTTGGCTTGCAGCTGGGGTGTAGCCGAGATTTGTGGAAGGTGCGTCCCAGGTGCCGTCAGCACGCAGGAAGTTTGCAGTTCCACCGCCACTGCCGTGAACAAGGCCGGCATCAGTAGAGGTGAACTTGGGGATTGTTGCATCAGTTCCAGTGCTGGAATTGATGGTGCCGGTGGTTGCGGCAGTTGTGTAGGTGAGGTTGGTGGTTCCTGGAGGATCGATCCAGGTGCCGTCTGCGCGGAGGAAGTTTGTGGTGCCGCCGCCGCTTGCTCCAGCTAGGCCGGCATTAGTGCTTGTAAAGCCGGGAATTGTGGCGTTGGTGCCGGTAGAAGAAGTTACTTCGCCGCTGCTTGAACCAGAGATGTATCCGAGGTCGGCCGTACCGGCCATGTCCATCGGAATCCACTCGCTGTTTGCGTTGTCCCACGCAAGCGCTTGACCGTTGGTTGGCGGAGTTGTGGTTGTATCTACATCCGTCAGCGCGTCGATGCTGGCGTTGAGATTGAGAGTTACGTTTCCGCTGGTGCCGCCACCGCTAAGTCCTGTACCAGCAGTTACGCCGGTGATGTTGCCGGTAGGCGCGTCAGTCCACTGGGTGTCGTAATCGGTATTGCTTACTTTTTCGAGAATTTGACCAGTCGTACCACCAACAGGCACGCCCGCACCCGTTGCACCGCCAGCACCTTGGTGGCCGGGTACTGCCAGCGTCAGCTCTGTATTTTCTGCGCTGATTACGGCAATTTGTACTTGCGACATGGATCAGTTCCGTGAATAGGTCAGCTGAACGGTTGCCACGCCCGTAAGCCAATAATAGCGTGTGCCGCCAGAGCTAGTAAGACTTACGTCATACCCGTAACGCCCCGCTGCAAGTCCCACAGTGGTGGCCGGTTGCAACAAAAGACTGAATTCGCCGTTTGCTGCATCTGTGATTGTGCAAGTAAAAGTTGCGACTTCAGTCAGGTTTTCCAGTTCTTTGATGTCCGCATCAATTATGTAATTTGTAAGGTCGAGAGGGCGAGCAACGTAAAAAGTGCCAGTTGCCGTGCCTGTTACAGAAATACTGGCTCCGCCACTTGTTGCGCTTACTTGGAACTCATCGGTAGTTAGTCCTGCGCTAATAACGTAATAAATTGTGTTGACAGTGAAGCCGCAGGGTACGGTCGTACCTCCGGTAAAGACAACTTTGTCACCAGCGCTAAGGCCGTGACAGTCTTTCGTAAAGGTTGGCGTACCAGCATTAACTGTGAAGCTCTCAAGAGTCTGGCGGCTATCCGTCGCTCGCAGAATTGCGCTCCAGGTGGAGTTCTGCAGGATTGTGATGTCGTATGTGGCGGGCGTAATCATGACAGCGCAACCCAACGCAGCAAACTCTCATCCCAAGTGTAGGGCCTATTGCCAGCAGGCATCTGCTTTGGCGCCTCCCACTGGCAGGTCTCGGTATTCAGGCTCCAGCTGGGGAATGGTTGAGGTGCGATGAAGGCATCAAGCTCGGCGTCGTAGCGATAACCTTCGCCTGCGTAATTCTTGCGGAAATTATTGTTGTAACTTGTCTGGCGCCAAATCGTATCTGCACCCACCAGTGTTTGGCAGTAGGCAATGCCGATGGCTTCGGATTCGTTGCCGTTGTCGTCGAGGATGTTGTCGTTATCAACGACGATGACGCGCTGCACAATGTTGTTGGCGTCAAGTTGCGCGAAGTGTGCCATTAGGGTGTTGTGTAGCGGATGACTACGATGCCGGAGCCGCCAGCGCTCGGAAATCCCTGCGTAAAGCCACCGCCGCCGCCACCGCCGCCTTGGTTTGGTGCAGCCTGCGTGGCATTCCCATTACTACCAAAGTTAAATGATTGGAAACCTCCGTTAGCCGCACCAAATGCGCCTTGACCCGGACTACCTGCGTTTAATTGATTAGCAGAGCCGCCGCCGCCACCACCACCGTAGTAAACATCTGCTCCAGTTATATCAATTAGGGTGGCTGCGCCGCCGTTACCGCCTTTACTGCCCTGACCATTTTGTGCTGCGCCAGAAGCACCGCCGCCGCCACCACCGCTGTAATTTGAATCATTACCAGTACTATTTACTAAACCATTTCCTCCTCTATTTCCTTGGCCTGCAGTACCGTTTGCACCGCCAAATGCAATAGCGTTATTAGTGCCACCGCCACCGCCTGAACCTCCTGTCGCTGCAGTACTGGGAGCGCCACCCCTCCCCCCACCTGTAGAGGAAACGGAAAACTCTCCACCCTGCAGTGAGGAATCACTGCCGTTTACGTCTGTACTGCCTCCACTGCCTACTGTTACTGTGTAAGTAGCTCCGGTAAATATAGCTTGTCCTTGCCGTACACCACCTCCGCCGCCTCCTCCTTTGGCATAAGGCGCAAAACCAGCAGATCTACCTCCTCCTCCTCCACCAGCGACAACTAGATACTGGACAGTAAAACCAGGGGGTGGGTTTTCAAGTACAAAAGTGCCGCTGCCGGTAAACGTGTGTACCGTGTCGGCGCCGACGGTTGTGATTGTGCCGCCGGTTGCAGAGAATGGGGGGACATCACTGAAGCCGCCCCCCAGCAGCATTTCCTGGTTAGACATCAGGTGATACCAGTGCCGGTGATGACAAACTTATTGGTGTCTACGCAAAGAAGTGTAGCCACACCATTTGTTGCCAAGGTTCTTGTACCAGTTGTCGTCTGCCCTCCGGTAACAAGAGTGGCATTGGCCCCCTGAATAATTTGAATAGTTGAAGTGCTGCTGTCGTTGTAAATAGTTACGTTGTCGCCGATCTGGAATGCAGGGGTGATTGACTGAGTAATTGTTATATTGACGCCGTTGGTGACTCGGATAAATTTACCCGAGTCGCTTGCTTGTAGTGTATATGCTGCTGATTGACTGTTTCTGGGAATCGACCGTACTGGTCCGATGCCGTCGCTAAGCGTTCCTGTTGTTGAGATATTACCGGTTGTGCTAATAGCGGTTGAACCACCAATGGTTCCGCTGGTGATTGCGCTTCCGCTTACTTTACCGGCAGTTGTAATTGTGTTTAACTTTGTGTCCGCAATCGCGGCATTAGCGTTAATGTCTGTGTTTGTAATAGTGCCGGTCAGATTTAGCTTTGACTTGGCGATGGCTGCGCCAGCATTAATGTCTGCGTTTGTAATGTTTCCAGTGAGATTGAGTTTGCTGTAGGCGATAGCTGCGCCTGTTGCAATGTCGCCATTTACGATTGAATTACTTAGGCTGAGTTTGCTGTAAGTAATACCGGCGCTGGCGTTAATGTCTGCGTTGAGAATTGAGCCGGTCAGACTAAGCTTGCTGTAAGCGATGCTGCCGACAAGCATCGTATTGGTAACCGTCCCAGTGTCACCAGTAGTAACTACAGTACCGCTTACGTTTGGCAGCGTAATTGTGCGGTTTGCCGTTGGATCAGCAACCGTAAGCGTTGTCTTGTTTGAGTTGGCAGTTGTGCCATCAAACTTGAAACTGCCTGTTGCGCCAATCTCAAGCGTGCCGGTAATTGTTGCGCCAGTTGTTCTTACGCTTTCGTTGTAAACCTCTTCAACCGCCGCTTGCACATCGGTGGCCTGGATAAGGCTAAACGGAGTAAATGTAATGTTTCCTGCCGTGTTGCCTGTGATTGTTCCAGAAATATCAATAAGCTGCCAAGTTGCGCTCTGGCCGTCAGAGAGCAGTTGGTCGGGTGCTTGCAGCTCGACGCTTGGAACGTATGTAGCGCTGCTAGTGCCTATATTCTCAACGACAAAATAGTATTGATTGTTTTGACTACTTGGCGCCGGAAGAGCGTCCCCTGGGGCCAAGCCCAGGCCGGCTCCAGCTGCGCTAACTGAGCCGATGTTATCCGCCGCTGCATCATAAATACCAGCAAAAACAAGCTCTCCACTTGTTACTGTTACCGGCGTCCATATGGCTCCTTCCCAAAGGTACAAGTCGCCCCTACTTACGTCGTAGAAAAATTGACCTTTAAAGTCTGCGTTGGGAAAAATTGTGACCTGTGCTGTCGATCCAGGGCCACCAAATTGAGTTACAGCTTGGTCCGCAATGGCAGAACCAGGCACTGTGTTGGTGCCAAAGACTGCTGAAGCCAGTACGCCTGAGGTCAGCTTTTCGGCTGGGATGTCAGGGATGTCGTCTTCTGTGAGTGTGCCGCCGTTGGTTACATGACCTTGGGCATCAAACGTAATCTTGGTTGCAGTACCTGCGGTGACTGCATTTGTGTGATTTAGAACGCCGGCATTGGTGACGCTGAGGCCAGTACCAGGCTGGACTGCACCAGTTGCACTCGCTGTTGCGTTGGGTAGATCAGCAGAGGTAACTGCGCGGCTGCCGTTTACCAGGCCTTTTGCATCATGCGTGACGACAGAAAAAGTGTTGGTTGCGGTGACATCGTTGTTAAGCTCCAGTGTTTCTCCGTCTACTCGCAAGCCTTCGCCATTGACGATGACTGCACCCTTTGCGGTGTTGGTTGCAGTGGGTAGGTCAGAACCAACAATTTGACGGCCGCTTACTTCACCGCCGCTTCCGGCTGGTCCAGCAAGAAAAATGCCGCCGCTTGGCGTGACCTGCGGATTTACGGAAAGAGTTGCTGTGTCGCCAACCGTCGAAACAGAAATACGGATGGGGCCAGCAGTTGTAGCGACTAGCTGGTTAATCGAGCCGGCGGCCTTGAAGCTGACCCAGCTGCTGCCGTCCCAGACATAGGCTTTGTTAGTTTCGGTTTCAACTGCAAGCTGACCAGCAAAGACGCCAGTAGCGGGCAGCGATGTTACAAGCTGAGCACTGGAGTTGTTTGCAAGTTTGGTGGAGTCAACTGCGTTAGAGGCAATTTGATCGCTGCCGACAGCGCCGTTTACAAATGCACCACCAGGGATTGTCTGTGAGTCAAATAAAATCTTTGCGCTTGGGATTACGTCGTCAGAAAGCTGGGTTACTGCTTTATTAAGGAAATCGACAACGGTTACTTTCTTGGTCTCGCTTGCAGAGCGATCAGCAATCGGCAGAAAATCGTTGGAGGCTACATCCGCAGAGGCCAGGCTGTTTAGCTCACTAATCCGAAGATCTGCCACGGCCTACCTCTTGGGAACCAGCTGATAGATGCCAGCAGTCTAGCTCTAATCCTCGTCAGCAATAGCCAGGAGTCCGCCTTGCTCCAGCACGATGAAGCCGGCGTCCTCTTGCAGAAGCTTGCTGGATACTGTGGTTTGGGCTCTGAGCCTGACCGGCCCGGTTGTCACAAAGTTAACCGTAGAAACAATAATTTGTCCTGGCGCAAAATTTGTTGCGCTATTCGTAATCAATGCGTCAAATTCCCACCAAATGGAATCGTTCAACTGGCTGTCGGCAAAATCTCCAGCCGAGGCAGCAGTGCCCTCGCTTTTTAAGTAAAATTTAGCGCCAAAAATTCCGCCAATCTCCGTGCGCAAGGCAAGCTGCATAAGGTAATTAACAGTTTCTTCGTTGCTTTTGTTCTTGTAATCCCATTGGGCTGTCAGCTGACCGCTTCCGGTTATGAGTGAGCTGTATTGCTCGCGATAGGTATCAGACAAAGTGGTTACGTCAATTGCTTCTCTGTTTGTGTTTAATTCATACTGAATTACGCAACCCAGTATCCGTCCGGCGCTGTCTTTTACGGTGACAGAAATGGGGATGTCTGTGGTGATATTTACCAGGCTGATGGCGGCAGTCCTGTCGCCTTCAAGGCTGTCGTTGAAGTTGTTGTACAGGCGGATGCCGCCGATCTCGTCAACAAAGATGTACCAGTTGCCGCTGGAATGCACGTTGCCGTCGCGCCAGCCGTCGATGCCGATAAAAGAAAGCGGTACTTCTGTTGTGGACGTGATTGTGATGAAGTCGCCTGTAAGAAATGCGCCTTCCTCGAAGTCAAATCTGAATCTTTTGCGAGCGACGTTTACGTCGTCTGGGTTGACGACTGATAGTTTTTCTTCCTGCAGGGATTTTCGAGTTAGCTCGATGCTTCCTACATTTCCGAGATAAACGGCCATTACAAGCTCGCCTCAGATAGTACGCCTGTTACTTGGAAATTGATCTGGGCAGATGCAACCTCGCCTACGTTCGAGCCAAGGCTTGCCCCAGTGATGTAGGCGTTGAATTTGATGTCGTTAAAGTTGTCGCCGTTTGCATAACGCAAGGTGAAAAGCACCGTATCGGCCTCGGTGATGCCGGCTGTATTTGTGTTAATTAGTTTTTTGAGGAGGACTCCGGCGTCGTTGGTGCCGTCGTCTGCCTTGTAGTACAGAAGTGTTGCGCTGCCGCTGGCGCCTTGGACGCCGGGGGTGTACGAGCGGTGGGATTCGCCCAGCGTTGTGGTTTCTAGTGTTTCCAGGTCAGACGAAAATGACCACGAGGTCACCTTGGCCTGGGTCACGCCGTCCAGCAGCAAGCTGCCATCACGACCGGTGTAAAACTTAGCCATGGCGACCTCCTTGGGGCTATTCTATACAACACTGATTAGCCGCACACGCGCATTACTGATGCCCGGACGGACGCTCGTAATATCCGGTGGCTCTGCGTAACGCCAAGCACCTAGGGTTGCGAGTTTGTCTGCAGCGCGGGTGACAGGCGCACCGTTTGTTGGTATGTAGGAAGTAACTTGAGCGCCAGGCTCCGCTTGCGCGCCCCAAATTGTTGGCTGAGTAGCGAATAAACCTTGGTCGTTAAAGCAATTGAAATCAAAACGTGAAGCAGCAGTGAACGAACCACGGCACACGACAGAGAACCTAAACCAGTTGTTTGCTAGCGCTTGCCTTTTTGGGTTACTGAACGTCCCTGCATCTTCAAAAACATTTCTCACAGGCTTTTCGCCAATAAACGAAAAAACTACAGTCCCTAATCGTGAAACAGGAGGAACTGCGCTTGCGAACGTTTCAAAGATTACTCTTTGGCTAGGGTTATTTACGGTGTCTGGACGGGCAAAAAAACTATACGTTACTTCGTTTAATCCGGTACCATCAAAAAAGCGCCCTGTTTCACCTCCTCCTGGAGGGACACTGGACGTA